TTAGCTTTACCCATTCCATAAAATAATCCAAGATTAATTGTTTTAGCTTGGTCTCTTGGTATGTCAGCCATTTTAGAAACAGTCGTGTGAAAGTCTGCGTCTGAGTTTAAATAAGCATCTTTAACTCCAAAGACACTTGTATCTTGATCTAGGGATGCATAATGAACTACCAGTCTTGGTTCTTGTTGACTGTAGTCAAAACATCCCCACTCGCAACCTTCTTCAGGCACAAAGAGGGATCTTATCAATGGTCCTAAGTCTTTGTTACGAGCAGGAATCTGTTGTAAATTAGGATTAGAATATGAGAATCTTCCAGTGACTGTGCCACCTTGATCAGATCTTATCTGATTAATATCTGCATGAATTCTACCCTTATGTTCATACCTTATAATGGTATCAATAAATGTTGTATGTGCCTTGTTAATTTCTCTAACTTTTGCTATCTTCTTTACCAAAGGATGACTATGAGCAGAGAGAAAATTTTTTGTAAATGAAGGTGCTTTCGTTTTTAAAGTTCGTTCGTATTCCAATCCAAGTTTGTCAAAAATTTTGGCAATCGATCTTGCGGCCCATATTTGACACTCTAATTGTGTTTCTTTTTCTACTTCTTGCAGCAATTGTTTTTCTTGTGCTGATAATTTTTGTTTCAATTTATGCGCACTTTCCACGTCGACGCGGACACCCTTAAATTTCATATCAACTAAGCATGGAAATAAATCTGTTTCTAAATTAAAAATCGATTCTAGATCCTGGTCAATAATTTCTTTTTGCATAACCTTCCATAAATCCAAAGTTAGTTCCGCATCTCTTTCCGCGTAGCTACCTACATACATAGCGGGAAGCATCCACATATCGGACTTAGGATCAATTCCCCATTCATTTGCTGCGGCTCTTAATTCTGTTTCATTTTTTCCTCGACCAACATAGTCCCAACCCAATGAATTTAAATCAAATCTAAATCTATTTTCGTTAACCAATGAGGCTGCAATCATCGTGTCATAGATTCTTCCATTTATTTTAATACCCATGGAACGAATCCAACAGACATCATACATAGCGTTATGAAATATTTTATCAGCATTAGACTCACAAAGATCGGTAAACCATTGAATAACTTTTGCTTTTTCTAAATTACCGCCGCCTTTATGATCGAAAGGAAAGTATCCTGAATAACCATCTGTGGCCACAGCAATACCTACAACTTTTCCTCTACCAACGACAGCACCAGATCCCATTGATTTTAAATCAGGATCGTGAGTCTCTAAGTCAATAGCAATTTGATTACAGTTTCTTAAATCTGGAAATTCTTCTGGTTTGTTCCATTCAGTTTGTGCTTTAAACATTAGTTATGAGGACATCCTTTCTTCCATTTTTTATAACCATCAACCCAGTCTTTACCTGAAGTCTCTGGTGGTTTAATCATTCCCCAAGAATTTTTTGGAGGGTAAGTTCTTTCTGCTTCTTCCTTAGTAATACCAGCATTACGGTATTCCTCTTCTTCTGTCATGGGTATTAATTTGTAATCTCTTTCAATTATCATTTCAATGAAGTGAACAGCTTTTTCTAAATCTTCCTTTCCGTTTTTGTATCTGTGTCTACAGATATATTTAATAACATTACCTTCTGGAAAAAGCAATTCGTTCTCAATTACAAACTTACTTGGCTGAATCTTCATCTTACGGTAGTGTGTTCCACCGATTTGTTTATCGTATGCACTCATGTTATTCTCCTATCATTGTTTGTTCTTTTCGTTCATATTTTCCTAATTCTTTTGCTCCGGTCTGTGGTTTTAAAACCCATGCATCATGTATGCCTCGACTAAACATTGTGTATAATAATCTAAGGGAGGCAAATTTAAATTCTGGTCTGTATGTTGATAAGTCTCCAATCACATTATCAAAAGTTGTTCCTTTGACCTTGTGTATATTTCCATATTTAATTCTAATGTCCCCATTAGGATCAAAGCCTTTTTTTATAACTTTTTTTATATAAATCATTCTATTGTCATGATCTGGTTGTTTTGTTATGAGAAGGTCAAACTCTTTACCTACTCCAGGTTTAAAGATGCCAGATGTTATTAAATCGTCGTAGCTATAATCTTTCTTAATCCAGTTCTCGAATTTATATTCTCCTTTTTTATGCATCACAGCCTTTCTTCCTAAATAAAAATGAAAGTCTTTTATTTGAGTTAAACTTTTAGGTTCTCCGTCTGTAAATTTAGGCCATTCAAAATGACATCTTAACTCTTTTTTTGAAACATGGGCACTGTTATCTATATGGGCATATTCAAAACCATATTTTTTTAAAAACGTAGTTACACGTTTATCGCTAGGATAGCCTCTAAAAGAAAATATAAAACTTTGTTTAGTATTTCTCATTTTATCTATAAGAATGTCTAAAGCTTTTGATGGTTCAAAATCTGTTAAAGGGTATATGGTTCCTTCTATAGTATCTCCCTCTTTACATCCTTCTGGTATTTCGTGATATTTTTTATTATACACGGCCGGTAACCACTTTCTTCCGCCTCCTTCATATTTAAAATGTTTCCATACAGGGTCTATAATTCTTTTACAAAGTTCGTTAATAGCACGCCCACATCTAAGCCCCTGCTCTAGTTCAAGAAAAGGTTTGGCAGCTTTCTCATGAAACCATTTAGCGTCTGACCCGGCATACTCATGAATTGTTTGGTCAGGATCTCCAACTAAATAAAAATGGTCATCTTTTACATTCTTAGCTATTTTTTTAATGGCTCTGAGTTGAGGAACATTACAGTCTTGAGCCTCATCAACAATTAAAACTTCAACATCAGATTCTTTAGTTAAAGAATTAAATTCATCAACCATGTCCGCATAATCTTGTAGTCTATTTTCCTTATCATTTTTATACTCGGTATACGCTCTGTTTAAGTTATACACATCTTGAAGATTATAATTTGCTTTAAGTAATTTTTTTTTATCTGTATGTGGATGGTTCCAGTGCTCTTCTAACTCTCTTTTGTGACCTCGAGCTTCTTTAATAAACCTAAGAACAGGATGTTTTTCTACATCTCTTTCGTTACTTTGCCGAAACCCTTTTCCATTCTTAGTCATACATAAACCTTTTAAATCTTCGTTTTCAAACAAGGTTTTGTTTCCCATAAGTTTATTCTTACAATAACTGTGAATTGTGCTTATACGGCCCTTAAAAAATTTTCTTCTATATCCTTTTTCTTTTACTTCTTTAAGGTCCATTACTGCCTTTAAGATTTGGTCAACTGCTACGTTTGTGTGAGAAAGTAAAATTATTTTTTCTGGAGTGTACTTAGAAAAACATTCTTCATATTTTTTAACTAACCACGTATGGGTTTTCCCTGTTCCTGGTGGTCCAACGATAAATCTAGCTTCCATCTGTTACCTTTTCTTTGGTTTCTTCATATTCTCCATCAATAACAAGATCTTCTTTTGCTAGATCATAGTTTTCTATTCTCCAAGATACACAAGACTTATTTTTAACTTTTCCACGATATTTTTTAGCTTTTAATATTTTTTGTATATTCATAACAAGATCTACTCTTTTGTAGTTTACTCGTTTTTCTACCAAAAAATCTTCAAAGGCACCTAAATTAAATTCTAAAGATTTTTTTGTTATATCAAAATGAGGGCGTTTATATTGAAGTAAATTAATTTTATCTGTGAACGCTGATTGATTTTTAATATATTGAGAAAAGTATTTTATAAAAACAAGGTCTTCATTAGAATCTTCGTCGTAGTTTTTTGATTGAGTTCTATTTTCATATTTCTTTCTCATAATTGTTTCAAAATCTGTAGGTTTCATTTTTGGAATCCAAACTGATGCCTGTATAATGACTGCATCATAAAATGCTTTTTGATTCATGAGAGTTGGTCCATCTACTCTAATTTCTTTTTCTTTTAGAACACCCTCAACAAACGCATTTATTTTGACTATATATCTATCATGACCGTACTCAATAATATCCCCGACAGCTTCTTGTGCAATTTCACCACCTGCTGCATATTCTACTCCAACCCAGCTAAATAATTCTGCAATAGTTCTTTTAGAGCAACCAATAATTTCAGCAAGTTTTGGCATGCCAAGTTTTCTATTTGCTCTTTGACCACTAGAACCTTTTAAATTTCTTTTTTCTGCTTCACTATCATTTGACGCTACTGCAATATTATATACAAAAGTATTAATTTCATCTTCTTCCCAATTAGTATGCTTTAATAGTACACCTGCAATTGCAGTACAGTAGCTGTCTCTTTGACCCTCTGGCGCATAAAGAATGCATAATGCAGTAGAAAGAGCTACTTTTCTTAAATCAGCGTTTAAGTCTCCTGAGTATTCCTTAAAACCACAAAATTTTTCCCACTTTACAGTTTCAGGAGCCTTACTATGTAGTGATTCAGGAACTATAGTATAATGAACTCCTGTTCTTACTTCACAAAGTGTATTTCCGTGTGGTAAATTTTTACAATAACTTTTTAATTCTGATGGTAGTATAAATTGTTTAAAATCTAAACTACCCTTCCAGATATAATGACTTGAAGGGTTGCCATTTCGACCAAATATACTGTACGGAGGTTTTACATAAGTTTCTATAAATCTTTTTACAAGTTCATTATCAACATCAAAATCAATATCCTGATCTAGTTTTAAAGCAATTTCACAATGCGAGTATTTATTTTTCCACTCTTCTTTCGAAATTTTAAATCCTGGACTTTTCCATTTAGCTATGGTTATACCTTTAATACAGGGTATTATAATTCTACCTAGATTTATCCAATCTTCATAATTAACCGGAGGCTTACTTTCATTAAATTCAATATTCATACTTTATACATACCTTTATTAAAGGCCAGCTTCGCCGCTGGGTCTCCACTGGCCCTTACTTCCGATAAGGAAGTTTACAAATCTAATGAAGCTTTTTTAATTTCTTCTTCACCGTGTTTAACTTTCACTAAACCTTTGCTATTTTTTTCAGCAAAATTTTTAGCAATTGCATAAACACCTGTGTCTGTAATTGGACCAACTTTAGATACACCCCATCCAAACCATGTTCCTTTGTCATTAGACATCTGAACAGTTTTTAGATTATAAATGTGGCTATATGTTGGAGGTGTGAACAAGCCATTTTTACCTTTTAGCTTTATTCCCAGCATCAATGAGTTCCAGGTCTTACTCACTTTTAATTGAGTAGCTCTCATAGATATTAATGCCGTAGACGGAGTATCCCCTAAAAGGATCACAAAGTGATTCGCAGTATTTTCCAGATAATTACCGTTAGGCAACCTATCCTTCCAATTTTGGTCGCGAGTCGTTGTATTTATGATGTCGCTATCTGCTTTATGAATTGCTACAGGAGCACCGGTGCTAGTGGCACCTCTGTCTTGCCATTCAACATACTGTCTTTCATAATGGACAGGTACAACCTCTATACCTTTTTTTCCATCATAAATTTCTTTTGTTACGCTATTTACAATCATTCCAGGTTCGGCTCCATTAATAAACTTAGCGTGTTGTTTATTAATTTCTGGAGATAATTGTCCTAAGACTTTCAGAAAAGGTAACGCAAGATCTTCCTGCGATATATTCTGAGAGCCAGCACCTGCATCAGCTTCAAAAATATTTGAAGACAATGCACCTGCATTTTCACGTTTCGTGATGTCTGTTTCTTTGTTCATGTTTATTGTTTCCTTGTTAGTTTGGTTCGGTTTCCTACGAACACGTTAAAAATATCCATGGGCATATCTTTATTATTTTCGATACGCTCACGGACTAGTGCTTTGAGAGTCATGGGTTCAACCTTCAACTTTTGTGTCGGTTCAAACCCTTGACCTCTCGCAAGGTTAGCATAATCTGCCGCCTTGTTATCTTCATTCCGTCCAAAG